TCTCTGGCGAGCCTTGAGGGGGTGCCAGTGTGGAGGTTGTGATCCGCCACGGCGAGGGCTCCGGCTCCGGCTCGGGCGCGGGCTCCGGCTCGGGCGAGGGCTCGGGCGCGGGCTCGGGCTGGGGCTCGGGCGAGGGCTCGGGCGCGGGCTCGGGCTCCGGCTCGGGCGAGGGCTCGGGCGCGGGCTCGGGCTGGGGCTCGGGCGCGGGCTGGGGCGGGGGCTGGGGCGAGGGCTGGGGCGCGGGCTTGGGCTCGGGCTCGGGCTCCGGCTCGGGCGCGGGCTGGGGCGAGGGCTGGGGCTCGGGCGAAGGCGACGGCTCCGGCGGTGAGCTCGACCGGGTGCTCGGGAAGGAGACGCCATGAGTGACCGATGTCTCTACGGCTCCGAACACATTGGTGTCCCGTGTGTCTACTGCGAGCGGAATGAATGGAAAGCACGGTGGAACACGCTCATGTCGCTGGCCCGCGAGATGATGGTCGGTGACGCACCGGTCGGTCAGGCGACGGGCAGGCCGCGTCTGTCCAAGTCGGCTGCTCAACAACTGGTGGGCATCATGCTCGACCTCGAAGATGCCCTGGAAGCAGTGCGAAGAAAACGGCGTGTCGGAGACGCCCCTGACGGATCACAGGAACGAGTATGGCAGACGACTGGACAGGACCAAGGGACGGGCCGTTTCGGGGGCGCCGGCTGTACCTATGCCCACTGCATCCGCTGTCGTGGCGGTACGAGGGAACCGAGTGCGGGGTCTGCGAGGTGGAGAGACGGCTCGTCTCTGAGCGCGGACACTATGCAGACCGGCTGAAGGAACTGATCGCGCTCGGAGCGGACAATCTGCGGCTGCACGGTCTGCTTGCTCAGGCCAAACACGGGACGCTGAAGGGGGATGGCGAATGATGGAGATGTTCATGACGAAGATGACAGACTCACGAGGACCACGATCATGACGAACCGCGGGCAGTGCGATCGACCTGGGTGCCGGAATCCTGTGGCCCGGAAGGGGTGGACTAGGACCGTGCCGAAGGAAGGCGTGTACCGGAAAGTGTGTCAGAGCCACTGGCGCAAACGAAGCGGCGTGTGCCCGCGCTGCGGACGCGCATACCCGCCCCCCCAGGAGCACGCATGATGATCCCCACCCCCGACCAGATCCACCACGCGCAGGTCGACGTGTTCATGAGAGTCTATGGGAACCCGCTCTTCCTCATGTGTCTATGTGCGGCCGGCGTGTACTGCTATTATTACGTCGGACTCCTCGCGCGTGTCTGCCGATGGGCGCGTCGACACGCCCAGACGCGTGACGACACATGACGCCTACACAGGGAGGGGGCGAGATGGCCAGGAACCTGCTCGAACAGTCGGTGTTGGCGCAACGGGCGTTAGCCGCCCTGCGGGCGAAGGCGACACCGACCGTGGCCATGACCTCTCGCATGACCGAGAACGTCTCGGCGCCAGCCCCAGGGGCGAACGACCCCGGCCCCCCGGACGCACAGCTCGCGGAGATCCTGTTAGGGTCGGCCGATGGGTCGAGGGCACCCACCGGGTTCAGTGACCAGCCGGCGAGCGGATACGCCATGCCGGGGACGCGCCGGGCCTACCGAGAACTGGCGGAGGTCGCGCCGTTCGTGGCGAAGCGGAAACCCGTCGCGTTCAACTACTGGCCGGTGACAAGCGCCGAGGCCCCGAGGGCCGCCAGCGCCGTGTACTCCCCGGACTTGGGTATCGCGGCATTCCCTGGACGCCCGGCCCCCGCATACGCGGGGCATGAGAATCTGCACGTGATGCAGCAGGAAAACTTTCCCTCGCGTGAGGGCAACCGGTACGACGATCTGTCTCACGCCGACCGTGAGAAAGAACGGGCGATGATCCTGCGCGCCATCTATCAACCCGCCCGTGGTCGGCTGGCCTACATGTCTCAACAGCACTCAGACGAGCTGAGTACGCCGGCCGAATGGCAAGCACGAGAGGCTGAACGTCTCATCCAGCAACGGATCGGCGCCCGGGCGGTCGCGAGCCTGGCGGCTGGACGTCGGGCCTCGGTGAAATAATGGCCACGACCTCTGCGGAGTTCGTCCCGGTCATCTCCATCTCGCCCTACTCGCGACAACAGCAGGCGATCGCCGAGCGACTGGCCCGGATCGCCTCGCGACGACTCCAGAAAGGCAAAACCGCGCTGCCCTCCGGTCTGTCCACGAACCGGCAGAGAGAAACGATCGTCGCGTTGACGGCTCTGGGGCACACGCGGGCGGAAATCGCCGCCGTAGTGGGGCTGACGGTCAGAGGCGTGTCCGTCGCGCTGTACGAGGTCCGGAAGTTCGGCTTCGCCCAGGAAGACGACAGCATTATCGACCATCAGGTCATTCCCGCCGCGATCGAACAGCTCTACCAGTTGGTCGAGGCGGGCGACAAGGATGCGATCTTCGCCGTCCTCAAGGGGCGGGGCGTCTTCAAGCAGCACACGGCGGTCGCGGCCACGGACGCACCAGCCGCCGCGATGTCTCAGTTGACCGTCAAGTTCGACATGCCTCCTAATATGACGGACAAGCCGGTGCTTCAGGGAACGGTCGTCGGAACCGCACGTCTCGCGGCCGGAGACGTAGGGAAAGGATGAGATGCCAGCGAGAATCCCTCTGAGCGCGGATATCGCACCAGCCACCGCACGCAAACGCGCCCAGCGAGCGGTGCCGATGGGTCCGTGTAGCCGTTGTGGGTCTCGACAGGATGTGCAGCGGCATCACGCGAACTTGTCGACCGGGGCGGTGAAACTCCTGTGCAAACGCTGCCATGTCCGTACCGAAATGGCGGCCGGCGGATGGGGCACGTTCAAGGCCGCCAACATGAAATCCCTGCGTGCGGCCAATCGTCGCGGGGTTGAGCGAAACTGATGGGGGCGCTCCTCTACCATCCGGGGCAGGAAGCCTTCCTGGACGCGCTCCAGCAACGGAACGCGGACGGGCTCCCGTCGTTCAATCGACTCGTGCTCCTGGCCGGGCGTCGTGGCGGGAAAAGTAGAATCGGCGCGATCGCCGTCTCGCTATTCGCGGCCAAGCCCAATCAGGTGATCTGGGCGTGCGCGCCCTCCTTCCCCAAACTGCACGATTACGTGTTGCCCGCGCTCCGCGAAGCCCTCCCACCCGAGTGGATCGTGAAGTGGTCCGAAAAACATCAGGAGTTCACGCTCCACAATGGTACCGTGGTGCAATGCCGGTCCCTGGATGAACCCGAACGGGGCCGCGGTCCAGGGCTCGACGCCCTCTGGCTGGATGAAGCGAGGGACGTGCCCGAACGGGCGTGGCAAACGCTCGTGCCGGCACTCGTGGACAAGAAAGGGATCGCCTGGATCACGAGTTCACCACAGGGTTACGACTGGGTGTTCCGCACGTTCTGGAAACCCGCGCAGGATGGCGTACCGGGGTTCTGGGCGATTCGCTACAAGACGATCGAGAACCCCGCCATTGACGCGAACGAGATCGCGTCGGCCAGGGCCAGCCTTGACCCGGAGTTTGCGCGCCAGGAGTTCGACGCAGACTTCGTACATTTCACGGGGGCCGTCTACGGCGACCGGATCGATGGGCAGGTGATCACAGAGGGACGCGAGGACCTCGTGATTCCGGAGTGGCCCAACATCCTCCCGTCGAGGCACACGCTCTGCACGATCGACCCGGGGGTGGACCATCCGTTCGGGGCGGCCCTGGCCGTGATGACGGATGCCGGCATGGTCTGGATCGGTGAATACCTCCAGCGGCATCAGCCGATCTCAGAGCATGTGCGGGCGATCAAGCAGATGGTGGGGGCGTTTCAGCCCCAATACGGATACGACCGGAGCGCGCGTCAAGTCGCGATCGAACTGGCGCAGCATGGCATCATCGCGGCCCCGTGCGAGAATGCGGTCGAAGCCGGGATTCGTCGGGTCGAATCGTGGTTGTTCTCCGGCAAGATGTGGTTCCTCGCCTCCCGCGTGCCGACGATGATCGCACAGATGCGAACCTATCGGTGGGCGAACAATGTCTCCATTGACGGCCAACGGCGCATCAAAGAACGGGTGTTCAAGGTTGATGATGAACTGCCCGATTGCATTCGCTACGCCTGTATGTTGCACCCAGAGATTCCCGATGCTCAGAAACCCACGGGCGAGCGTGACATCTCGAACTTCTCAGAGGACGTGCAGGTGGCGATCGTGCGAGAACGTCGGTTGACCGCCTGGGTGCCAGAACTTGAGCACGGACTCGGCGATTTCTACCGGTGGTAAGCGTCGGAGAACGAGGAGACACGAGTATGTGGTGCGACCGACGAACCTACGAGGCGCTGGTCGTGGAACTCGCCGAGCAACGGACGAAGCGAGAAGCCGCGGAGAAGCAGTTGGGGCTTACCCAGCAGACGCTAGAATGGCTGCGGGTGCAGGTGAACACGCTCCAGTACGAGCGGGCGAGTTTGCTGGCGCGGGTGACGGGGGCGCCGGTCATGGTGCCGACCCTGCGGCACGACGACAGCAGTCCGATCTCGCCTCCGGTGGGGCAGCCGAAGGTGCCCACGGACCAGTTTTTCAATCAACTCGCATCATTGTTCGAGGACCCAGGAGACGACTTGGCGAGCAAGTCTGGAATCACCCACGATGAGACGGGCGCAGTCGTCTACGCGCCGTAGGAGCCTTCCATGCCTGACCTGTACACGTCGGCACCGGACGCGGGCGAGCGAGAACCAGAGGGTGTGGCCTCTGGCATCGCGCGTGCGATGGGCAGGGAGCCGCCAGAAGCGGCCCAGCCGGGTCCGTATGATGATGACGCGAAACTGCTGGAGTTCTTCAAGACATTCAAAGATGAATGCAGCGAAGACCGCCAGAGTTACGAACGGGAGTGGTGGCGCAAACTCATGTACGCGCTCGGCCGGCAATGGATCTACTACGACCGCAAGCGGGGCTGGCAAGACAAGCGCCTCACGAAGTGGACGCCCAAACCCGTCACCAACGTCATCGCGGAAGTGATCGACACGACACGGTCGGTCTTCAATTCCGTGCAACTGTCGATCGTCGCACGCCCCAACGGGCAAGATCCCGGCGTCGTCGCCTCGGCGGAACTCGCGAACGAATTGGAGCCGTGCATCGCGCAAGAGCACGAGATCAAGTCCCGGACGCGTGAGTCAGATTTCTGGCTCGCGTCTCTCCATTCGGTCTTCTGGCACGTCTGGTGGGACAAGCGATCCGACACGAATGGGAGCCTGGTCGTTCCGCACGAATCCTGCACCGCGTGTGGCACGACGGCCCCGCCCGCCGCCATGATGTCCGGGTGCCCGCACTGTGGCAACACGGCCACCATGCCCGCGCAGGACGACGGGGGGCAGCCGGTCGGCGACGTGCATCGGGTGGGGAAGGGCGCGACCGATGTCCTGAGCCCCTTCGAGGTGCTCGTCCCGCCGACCTACGCCCGGTTTGCCGACATCCCAGGGCTCATTCGCCAGCGATGGCGCACCACACGCTGGTGGAAGGAAAATCATGCAGACCTGGCGGCCACGCTCTCGTTTTGCATGACGCCGACCGACAAGAGCTTGCAACTGATCCGGTCGCTCTCCACGCAAACCGACCTCGGCACCTCCATGCAGGTCATGGGAGGCGGAGGAGATTCCGGGCCGGGGTCAGAAGGGCTGGTCGAGTACGAACTCTGGTATAAGCCGTGCGATCGATACCCCGATGGGCTGTTCCTCCGGGTGGCCGGCGATACCGACCCCAAGGTGATTCACGACGACGACGAATCGACCCCCGGACCCCTCCCGCATCAAACCGCCGATGGCCAGCGGTTCTTCCCGTGGATGATGCAGGTGTTTTCGCAGTTCGGCGGGCGCATCTGGGGTCGCGGCAATCTGGATGGCATCTTGTCCAAGCAGGACCAGATCAACCAGATCGATTCCCTCATCCAACTGATCATTCAGCGCATGGCGAACCCCATTTGGCTCAAACCCAAGGGGTCGGAGGTCCAGAGCTTCACCGGGGAACCCGGGTTGGTCGTGGAGTGGAACCCTCTGGCGGCCGGCGGGACGGCGAAACCCGAACGCATCCCTGGAGAGAACGTGCCGCCGTCGCTCATGGCGATTCGGAAACAGTTGATGGATGACGTCGACCGATCGACAGGCGCGTACGACATCATGCGCGGCCAGAAACCGGCCGGCGTGGAGGCATTCTCGGCCCTGCAACTGCTGGTCGAGCGCAGCCAGTCACGATTCGGGCAAGCCCTCGCTGAACGGGGGGAGTGCTACCGCCAGTGGTACGGACTGGCGTTGGAACTCGAACGCGCCTACGGTCCCCAGGAACGCACCTGGGCCATGCTGGGTCCGAACCGTCGTTGGACTATTCAGAAGTTCCAGGCGGCCAACTTGCAGGGGTCGGTCGAGATCGTCGTCGAGGACGGCTCGCAGATGCCGAAAACGAACCTCGGAAAGCGTGCGGCCATTGAACAGGCCAATCAACTGGGGATGATCGACCCGAAAGACCCTGACCAACGGTACGCCGTCTTCCGCGACTTCGGCATCACCCACCTGTTGCCGGCGTTGGACGCCAACGTGAAGTCAGCCCTCCAGGAACAGGATACCCTGGAACGGTGGTTCGAAAAGGGGATGCCGGGTCCCTTCCCGATGGTCGTGAAGGCGTGGCATGACGACCCGGTTCACCTGGCAGAACACAAGAAATGGGCCAATGGTGACAACGTGCGGGACATGCTGTCCAGTTATCAGCCGTTGGAAGCGGGGCTGACGGAGCATTTCAAGCAGCACGAGCAGGCGGCGATGATGAAGGAGATGCCACCCAATCAGCGGGCGCAGCTCCAGGCGGGACAGGGA